ACCGCCCAAACCCATAACTGCCTGGCCGCCAGAGATGTTTGCACCCTTGGCGTACTGAGCCAGACCAGCCGCCTGGCCGTAGCCAGCAGCACGCAACTGCGCAGCGGTGTCAGCAGCCTGCTTGATGGCCGCGGCGTTTGTGAGTGACTCCTGCACGCCTTGGCGCGATCCACCGAATGCGCGTGCAGCGGTAGCCGCCTGCCGGTCTCGTAGTCGCTGAGTCTCCAGTGCGCCACCTACATCAGCCAGTGAACGCTGGACCACCTCGTTCTCGTAGGGGTTCATGAACTGCTGGATGGACTCGCCAGTAAACGGGGTCAGTGCCTCGTTTGTGACTAACTGCTCACCCGCCGTGTACAGAGGATTGAAACCGGCAAATTGCCGTACCGGCAACGCACCGGCTACGCTCTGGGCCTGGCCGATGTTGGCTAGATAAGCCGCCTTCAGATCAGGGTCAATTGCTGTGGTTGCAGTAGTGCTTCCGGATGCGCCGCCTTTAGACATATCGTTTCTCCTTACATTTCGAGCAAGCCGCGTAGCTTGCCCTTTGAAATCTTGCCCGAGTTAATGGCCTCCATCAACTCAATACCGTACTTCTTGACCGCCTTGTCGTTGATGACGTACTCGCCATCCTTGAGAGCAGCGTAGCCGTCATCAGGACCAGCAGGGTCAGGTCCTTGCAAGTGCATCATGGAGACGTGACCGCCTTTGGCGTAGCCGCCACCAGCATGAGCGCCACCACCACCGCGTCCTGGATCTCCAGGGCTGCTGCCGCCAATACCGCCATCACGGTTACCGCCACCACCTCCGCTACCAGCGCCAGGTGCGAGTGATGCTTGAGCAGATGCCTCTCTGCTTGCTTGTGCTGCTGCATCATTAGCGGCCATGCGTGCCATATCCGCATTAACTTGATCCTGTGCTTGCGCTTGCGCTGCCTGGGCGGGGTCAACGCTCATAGGGTTAGCTACATAACCGCTTTCTGCATTGGCTGCTGCTATAGCACCTTGCAAAGCCTCATTGCGCGCTGCTGCGGCTGCTTGGCTGCTGAAATTTGGGTCTGGTGGTCCATAAGCAAATGCCTCTGGGTCATAACCCATCTTCTCTAGCCTGCTGTCATACCATCCGTCTCCACCAAAATACTTTGCCGCCTGCCCCATGAGTGATACGTTACCAAACAGGTCTTGCAGTCCTAGTGCAATCTTCCCCTCAGTCGGATTAGCTGCGTAGTAAGCACCTCGCTCTGCTGGAGACATAAGAGAAAATGCGCTTGGACCTTCTCTATCACCAGCGTTCCCACCGCCTCCAAGCTGCCGGATTATTTCAGCATATTGGTCTTGCTGTACTGGCAATGCTGGTGCTGGTGCTGGACGCTGGTACGGTGTAAAACCACCTGTGTAGTCGGATGGATACCCGCCATATCCACCGGTGTAGGTGGACGGCATACCAGTAAACGAAAACGGCTGTGTCTGCGCGTACTGCGCCATGATTTCAGCGTATCGGTTTCGTGTCGCCATCTACAACTCCTTGCTCAGAATATGCCACTTAGGGGCATATCCCTCGTCTGCTAAAAATGTCCTTGCCCAGCCCTTACGGCCAGCCAGGGTAACTCGCGTGCAACCAATCTGCTTACCCCAAGCCTCGATGTGTGGTCGCATCAGCCTGAGTTCATCTAGGTCGCCGCCAGCAAGAAAAAAGTGCAGATTCTTGAGTCGCGGATAGACAATGATCTCTGTGATGACTGCGCTTTTGGTTCCTGGCCATAGCTGGAACCGTTCTTCCTGCACACCCTGCGCAACATCTTCAATGGTGTGAGTGCCTGCTGAGTATTCTAAGGCCGCTTCGATGTGTTGTGCCAGCCGCCAGAAATCCTCCATCACCGTTTCCCTGCCGACGTAGCCTCCAGCCGCATCACGCCGACCCGCCAATCATCCAGCACGTTACCTGTAACCTTCATCTTGACTGACCGACCCGAGAACCTGGCGTCGGTTGGCTGCTTGGAACTGAACGGGCCATAACTTGTCTCTGTCGATGTCGGATACATCCTGGCCGTGAAAGAGATAGCGACCTCACCCAAACTTTGCTCGTCAGGAATAACTGATCTCACGGCCATCACGTTGTCCCCGTTACCGAGTTCAATCGGGCCTGACTGCGCGTAGGGAGAGACTGAGTCGTAGGTGAATCCCACCTCGTGGTCGTAGATGTACCCGTCAGTTCCAACCATCATAGGGTTGACAAAGACGCCTCGGTCTGTTCCGGCGGTGCGAGCCAACATACCGATAGCCCAATGCCCCTCACGGTAACTGTAGGTTACATAAGAATCATTCTCATTTGATGACAACGACGGGTAAAACCAGGTCACCTCACCGAATGCTGAATTGTGGACGGCGTACACCTTGGACGCCTGATTCAGATTCATGTTGTTGAAGACGTAGTCTCCGACATCACAAGTCATGGGCTTGACGTAACCATCGTATGACCAGAAGCCTGATTTAGACATCCACATCGCGGAAGTGTCGATAGCCGCCACTGCCTGCGCTGAGATGACGCCGCACCCGCTACCCACCTTCTCAAAACTGTAGACGTAGGGCAAGCCGATGTAGCTGGCAACGTGCGCGTCCACATCTGTCAATATAAGGTTTACACCTCGCACGCGCTTGCCGCACTTCAGAGACCCTGGCGTTGCTAGTTCAAAATCACCAGCCTGGTTGTTGGCTGCCGCCGTCCAAAGCGTGTTGTTCTCCTGGTCCGACCACTTAACCAAGCGCGGATTACCAGATGCTCCCAAAGCAAACATGATGCGCTCACTGGTGACCATTACCGCCGCACAACTTGTCGGTGCGTTGGTGATTGCGGCCGCAATGGTAGGAGTCGTGAACCCTAACTGCCACTCGTAAATCTTGCCGTCGGTACTGCTGCACGCCACCAGGTACTCGCCCCAGGTGTCTAGGCTCCAGGTGGTGGCCGGTACTGATCCAGTGTCAGGTCGCGCCGTACCATAAGACAGGCTGCCATAGGTGTAATAGCCGTATCCGGTTGTAGCAGTCGCATCAGCCGATCCAGTTGTAAATCCAGTAGGCGTGATGTCCTTCAGCGTACCACCGACATCCATCGCGTACAGCTTGGACTGAGTACCGGCTGCAGCCCAGCGGGTTGCGCTGTTATCTCGCCAAGTGATGATGCCTCTGCACTTACCCGTCATGGCAGACTGGGATTTTCTCCTCCAGCCGCCAATGGGTCGCAGGGTATTCTCAAACCAGCGGACCAGGTTGGAGTCGTACCAGCGGCCAGCCGACTGATATTCAGTGCCGTTGCGATAGACGCCTGGCGGTATTTTTAAGGGGATGAGTGCCATATCTGAATTATGCTGTTTCTGTAGACAAATTGGACACAAACGAAAGTGTGGCTATCACTGATGGCACTGCGGGTCTTGTGGGTGAGCTGCTGGCTGCAAAGTGCTCAATGCTAACGCTAGTGCTTGTTGTTCTCCACATGATCTCTACATAGTCATTGGCCGCTAAGTTAACAAAGAAATTCAGCGCAGCAATTAAGTGAGATGGATCGCCCGCCGACTTTCTTGATGGAAGATGAAATCTGCTGTTTGAATTGTCAATGTTTGTGCCGTTCTTGCGAAACCATACATCCACATCTTGGCCGTCATTGGTGGTGTTCTTGAATTGGATACTGAACTGCACGTTGTACAAACCCGACTGCGATACGTTCAGCCTAGATGAGTTTGAGAGCGTGACGCCGTTGCTGAAGTCGGTGGTGTCAAAAGTGATGGCGTATGCAGTTGTTGTGTTAGCCGCGACCTGGTTTGTGCCGTCCTGGAACGCGCCATAAGGTGCGTTGATGTACTTGCCCCCACGCGGTCCGAATAACGCTCCCAGAGCGTTTGTGACGCGGACGGCGTAGTTCCCGATGTTGCTGAATGTTTGGCTGAAGAACAGGCGGTCATACACCTCGCCAGGGTTGCCGAGATTCGGCTGCGCTGGCGTTGTGATCTGGCCGCTGTAGTTGCTCATACGTTCCGTTCAAAGTGTGGGCAGTCCACCAAACTCTTGAAGTTGCCGCCCCAGCGATTCTTCGGGTGCAGGCTTTCCCAATACGCGCCTAGCGGAGCCAGGATAGCCTTGTCCCAAATGATCTTTCCGTCCTTGAAGAAGTTAAGGTCGGCAGCGCAGCGCTTGAGGTGGATGCTGTTCATAGTCTTTGACCGGCCAGTCTTGAAGTAGATGGCCTGCTGCTCCGGTGTACGCGCCAACTCGCCTCCAGTAACCATAAAGCCCTGCTCTGTGGCGTACTGCACCAGCTTGCAGAAATCCAGCAGGAAAGCCGCTTGTTCTCGACTAAGACTCATACAAACCCCTTTTTTGGACAACTAGCTCAATGCAAGTTGCGTCTACCGTTGCGCCCATCTTGATGAACTCTTCTTTTTTTGCTGTAACAATTGCCAGGCACTTCTGCTGGTCAGTGTAATGCGCGTACTGCTGAAAGAACTCGCAGTGCCCGTTCATGCAGATGTAGAGGACGGGAATGAAGATGCTCATTTTCCACTCCGCATTTCGGCCAGCTTCTCGACGGTACGTCCACCAAAGTACGCACCCATAATCAGCATTCCCCAGTTACCCAGCAGGGTCACATAGGACTCATTGGCGTTGTAGCCGTATGCCGACATCATGGCAAACAGAAAATAGCCGCAGAAGATGGCAATTAGCGACATTGGCCGAATGTTCTTTGACAGCCATGAGTCGGAAGACATATCAGCCTTCCAGCGGTCGGTGATGTTGTTGGCGTCAGCCTGTGCCGCTTTTGCGTACAGCTCCAGTTCAGCCATCTCCAGCTTGGCCTTCTCGATGCCCAACTCAATCAGGCGCTCTTCGTGGTCGTACTGCAACTCGCGCAGCTTCTCGACATCAGCCGGCGTTGGGTTATCAGGAATCTTCACGCCAAGAGTGTTCTCGACCACCTCCTTGCCTTTGGCCTGGATAGCGGAGGACAGAAGCCCGAGTCCGCTTTCCGCAAGAGTGCCGAGTAGTGCGCCGAGTATTGGAATCATCAGAAACCCCTGTTCATAATTACGTTAAACGTGATGCTCACCAGTGGGACAACGATAGCGGATGCGCCGGAAATCCAGAGTGTGTTCATAATGATTGCCACTTTTGCTTCCTTGTCCTTCTGCTTTCTTTCCGACTCTTCTCTTTCAAGTGTGTTGCGCTCCTTAATCATCCTGGTGCGCTCTGCCATCATCTCTTCCCAGACCGGAGCATTGCCACTATAGAAGAGGATGTCCTTCAGCTCCTTCTCATGCTCTCTCAGTGCCTTTGACGCCAGTGCAATCTGGAGAGCCTCAGAACTGATCTGTGCATTCGTCTTTCCTATTGACGCAATCCTGGCCTTGCTGCTTGCTAGGTGTACCGTATCTGCCGCTTGATAGAAACTGCTGAATTCTTTGTATAGGCCGTGTATATCTTTACCAAGGGCTACCGCTTTTTTATGCCTGCCACCGCACCCTGGGCAATAGCAAAGGCCGTGAACGGATCAATCATTTCTTGTTCACAACTACCCAGCGGCAGATGCGTCCGTCTTTGTCCATAAATTCATTTGCGCCCATCGTCTTGTCCTCATCTTTCTTAGGGATACGACAAACCAAAACCGTCTTTGTCTCAGTGCCAGGCCACGGGCTTTCCGCTGATGCGAGCAGAGAAATCACTTGTCTACCTTGGAGTCCAGCCGGTCGAACAATCGCTCTAGGGTTGCGTCAATCCTGTCGAACCGAGTCTCAATGTCTTTCTTGGTAACGTAGTTCTTTGGCAAGTCAACCTCAATTGCCTGGATGTCTTCTTTTAGAGACTTCACAGAATTCCATATTTCTTTGCACCACCATCCAACAGCGACTAGGATTGCTCCACCTACGAAATTGAATAAGGGCTGGAATTCCATTTATGCCTCCAATGCTGCGATACGGGCGGTCAGGGAAGTGATGAGTGCTTGCTGTTCTTGGATGGCTGCGGTCAGGGTTGCCACCAAGAAAGATACATCAATGCCTTGGTGTATGGGATTTCCATTAGCGTCTACTGCGTCCTTCTCGCCTGTAACAGCATCAGGGCATACTTCAGCCAATTCATGGGCAATAAAACCTTCACCATCAGAGCCATCAACTTTCCACTTATATGTAACTGGTTTGAGTGTAGCAACTTTAGCCAAAGCCCCTGTTATTGGCGCAATGTCTTGTTTAAGGCGGTAGTCAGAAGAAGTGTTATAGGAGGTTGCTGACCCACTAGTTGCAATACTTCCAACAGCATCGCTACTGGAATTCCCAAATATAAACATACTTTGAGATGCACTTGTATCCGTTACTTTTAAGTATTGCCCACATTGAAACCCAGTAGTAAATTGCGTATTTAGTTGCGCTGAAAATGTTGCATTTGATGTGTTGTTGATGCGTACCACGCCGCTGGAGTCGATACGCATAACCTCCGCACCGCCTTCAGCAAAAGCAATGGTGTCAGCCGCAGGGAAGAATATGCCGGTATTGGTGTCGCCTGATGTAGTGATGGCTGGGGCTGCTGCCGTTCCAGCTTGTACCGTTGTAACTCCAGTGGCAGATACAGTGGTAAATGCGCCAGCCGCAGGGGTAGTAGCGCCTACAGTGCCGTTCATTACCGCACCCGTCAGCGTCTTGTTTGTCAGCGTGTCGGTAGTCGCCCGACCAACCAGGGTATCTGTAGCCGCAGGCAGCGTAAGGGTTGTAGTGCCAGCAACCGCAGTGGCTTGCAACGTGGTAGTGCCTGATGTAGAACCAGCAAACTTAGTCGTACCAGCAAGCGTGATTGTCTTGCCAGTCCCAATGTTCAAACCGACGCTGGTTCCGGTTCCAGCCGCAGCAAACACTGCATCAACCGAGTCTAGATCGGTGTTGATCTTTGTGCCCCAGGTGTCGGTGGATGCGCCTACCTCTGGCTTGGTAAGGAGTAGGTTGGTGGTGGTGGTATCAGCCATGATTTACCTCATTGGGTTGTCCAATCCTTGGACGTTGCGCCTACTGGTGTCCAGGTGTCGGTGTTGTCAGAAATTATAGTCCAGCTATCTGTATTTGGGGACTGCGTAGTCCATGTGGTGGTAGATGTGCCAGAGTCAGTCCAATTGTCGGAATTGATTGGCTCCGGCTCCCACAATAGCCGCTGCGTGATTAGGTCCAGTGCGTTTGAGGCCTCGGCAATTGACGCCAAAAACTCCAGGCCTGACAGGTAATCGTCCAGCGCAGATCCTGATTCGGAGATGCTCGCCACAAAGATACCGACGTTTTCGTAGGCATCTATGGCGGCCAAAGAGTCGGCAACATCCACCAAGAATGTCGCCGTCATGGTGGATGACTCAGATGCCGCTACAGCCTCTGAATTGAATACTTGATATGTAAATGTCGGGACTGTTGACTCTGTTGCTGTCAATGCTTCCGCTACGGCGACAGATATATCCAGCACACCAATGCTGGAATCTGATGCTGTCAGTGATTCGGATACAGCCGCAACTGCTTGCAGGACATTGGTGATTGCGTCCGATACGCTCAATGTCTCTGATACTTCAACAGGTATCGTCAAGATGCAGACTTGCGCGTCTGTTGCGCTTGCAGCTTCAGAGACAAGCGCCAAGAATACAATGGTGCTGCTGAGTGAGTCGGATGCCGTTACAGACTCGCTGGCAAAGGCGACTGCCACCAGGTTGGTGTCTATTGCGTCAGCAGCAGATCCAGGCTCCGCAATGCTTGCCACCATTGTGGCAATGTTGGTCAGAACGTCGGACGCTGACAATATCTCCGATATGGTCAGGCCAAGCGTTGTTGTTGCTGAATCGGCATCTACCGCAGAACCTGACTCTGTTAGCGACCTGCTGTATCCAAAACCGCTAGTTAGGTCATCTCTTAATGATGTGGATATCCCATATGATCCGGAGCCATATAAGTAATAGCCATAACCACTTGTTGACTCAATTACTGAATAATTGAATACAGTGCCGCCAAGTGAACTGAATGGTGTTTGGCTGAATGCTGATATGCCAAACATGATTCACTACTCAATTAGTTTCCACGATGCTGTCTTTTCATCCCACATATAGTTTTCACCATCATCAGGATATGAGATAGGAGCATCCCACAAACAAGTATCTTCGTTTAATGTCCACGATGCGTATGGTTGTGACGGGATAAAGGCATCACGGGTATAGTCGTATGTATAACCAATCCCTGCGTAATTTTTACGCAATGGTGTACCGCCTTTCAGATGTACACCGCCTCGCGTGTTGTAACTAGTTTGAATCCATTCCCCAGGAGATGTATCCAAAAAGGTTTGGAAAAATTCTGGTTCAGCCACAATGACTTGAACAACAATACCATTTAGGACTTTTGCAAAATGAGACATGATGTTTACGCCGTGTATGTGCCAGATGAAGTAAAAGTGTGGATTGTGTAACCGCCCACAGAGGTAACGGTTCCACCACTGCCACGTTGTGCGCCAATGTATCTGATTACCACAATACCAGAACCTCCCGCACCGCCAGTACCTCCTGGTGCAGCGCCTCCAGCGCCACCGCCACCGCCACCGCCAGTGTTTACTGTGCCAGCGACTCCTGTTCCGTTGGTTGCAGCGCCACCAGCACCTCCTCCACCCGCGCCGCCAGCGCCTGGTGCAGCAGAAAGTCCACCGCCACCGCCACCGCCAGCGTAAGTAACGCTTGAGCCACTTATGCTACTAGCTGACCCAGCACCGCCTGCGCCATTGGCATTTGTGGTTGTGTCACCACCAGCCGCAGATGCGCCACCACCACCTCCAGAACCAGAAGCACTACTGCCAACATTTCCTCCGCGGAATCCTTGGCCTGATGTACCGGATCCACCAAAAGCGTCATTTACACCAGTATCTACTAGTGAACCGGCACCTCCTCCAGAGCCTCCAGCAGTTCCATTGATTGCCCCCGCAGAAGTAGCGTAACCGCCGCCACCACCACCAGTAGAGGTAATGGTAGAAAAGACTGAATTACTACCAGTTCCACCTTGAAACGCTGAACCTCCTGTAACGCCAGCGGCTCCTCCAGCGCCAACAGTAATAGTATAAGAAGTGCCACCATCTAGACTAAATCCAGTTGCCGTTCTATACCCACCAGCCCCACCACCGCCACCAATGTTTGCGCCGCCACCACCACCACCGGCAACCACCAAATATTCAACAGGATATCCTGTTACGGGTGTTACGGTGTTAAAACCAGAATATGGTATCCATCCTTGCGTTGCATCAATGTAAACAAGATGTATGGATTCCCTCGCTTGTGTAATAGAAACAGAACTTGTATCTCCATCAATTTTGCTGCCATTGGGGTTAACTTGCAAAAAATTCGCAGCAAATGTCCCAGCGTAATCGGTAAAACAAACAAAGTCTCCAGCAGTGGGTGAGGATGGCAATGTTGCCGTAATTCCACCTGATGTTGTGTTAATTGGGTAGGCTCTTCCAGATACAGCAGTAAAACTAGACGTTTGTACGGCTTGCCAAGATAATCCGCTACCGCTACCACCAGCCATCCATGTAGCTGTTGTGCCATTAGATGTCAGCACATAGCCGTTAGTACCAATACCCAAACGGGTCGCACTGTTTGTACCATTACCAAGAATCAAATCACCAGTAGTGGTAATTGGCGATAAGGCGTTAAAAGATGCACTAGCAGTAGTTTGTCCCGTTCCACCGTTTGCAACTGGCAAAGCAGTTCCAGAATATGAAAGAGCCAATGTCCCAGCACCAGTGATAGGATTTCCACTAACAGACAAAAATGCTGGCACCGTTGCATCCACAGATGTTACGGTTCCAACAGCAGCATATCCCAAACTATTCCAAGCGGTAGTGCCATCTCCAATTTTTAGCTTGGATGTATCTTTTTCTACCCCCACCTCTCCTAATGCAAGAGTTGGATTTGCGCTAGTCCACTGTGCAGCAGTCCCATTGCGTAACTGAATTTGAACAGCCATTATGGTGTTCCTCCATTAATTGTTTGTTGGCCGCCGTAAGTAGAACTAGGTGTACCACCATCTAAATTAGGGCTACTGTTACCGATTATGGCTATAGATGCAGGATATGTACAAAACACATCCTTGGTTCCAGAAGAAAAATTCACCAAAGAGCCAGAATTGCTAGATGAAAGAACGGTAGTTCTTGACAATGTTGTGCCGGATGCAGTGTATGTCCCTATACCCACTTCCCATTCTGATGTGCCCTGACCAGAAATTGAGTAATAGGTTGAATTGGTGTCACCAATGACAGAGAAAGTCTGAAAACCGGTTGTTGCTCCCAAAAGCGTGACAGTCCCTGTACCCGTAGTGGTAGTGGTCTCTTTAACTCGGTCAGCAACAACAAGAGCCATCAAAGACTCCTAAAAATCAGCTTGCAACAAGTTCGTCTTCTTTGAAGAAACGCTCTTGTGCCTGGTTTGATTGATCGGTGTATTGAACCTTGAACAGCAAGGTGGACTCGTCATCCACAACTGCGCCGACCACAATCGTGCCGGTCATGGACGTACCCTTGATGGTCACGCTATCGTTTGTCTTGAACGCCATAGCTGCCCCTTAGACCGACGCGGTGTATGTGACGTTCAGCGTGTCGCCAGACGCGATAGAACGGTTTCCACCGGTAAAACTACCAGCAGAGTACAAAGTGCCAGTAGTGCCTGATTTAGTGCTGCTGGTTGTCAGGAATGCACCGGCCACTGTGGCTGTGGCGTTAATCGTGAAAGACGTTGCCGTTGACACTTTAGAACCAGCGGATGCCGCGTTCCAGGCTACCGATGGGCGGGTCGAGTTGGAGTAAGGCACTGTCTCGCTCCAGCCGGAGTGCGAGGACATGGTGTCACCAGCAGCGTAGGTAGGCGAAGATGCACCGTCAACCAAACCGATGTACCAGGCTGCGGTGTAAGCAGAACCGGCAAAATACTTGTCCAACAGGTCGTTCTTACCGACAGTCACCACCAAGTTTTTGATTGGCTGTGACCACTTGAGATTGCCGTCCTTGTCAAAGCAAGTCAGCTCGTAAAAGCCGGTGATGCCAACGCCTTCATCCATAGATGATTGACGCGAGATTGCTACGCTTGCAGCATCTTGACCATTGATACGCTCTGATTGCATTTTGTTCTCCAAAACTGGGAAAATTTTAACCGAAAGACTTAGCGCGTGACTTCAGAACGCCGCCGCTAGTCGCTCCGCGCTCGTCTGCAATTTGCAGTTCCTCTATGCCTGCCTTGTACAGGCCAGCCCACACTTGGATTCTTGCGTCGTCCTGTAGGTATGGCGCAGCCTGTAACAAAGAACCGTACAGGTAGACATCAGGCGCTTTGGTGAGCAGCCAGTTGGTGGTGTTGGAGTTTGATAGCTTGGCGAGCTTGCTGTAGTAGATCAACTCGCCCGTGTAGCTGGAATCAGGGATAGGCACAACGCGTAGCTGCGACCCGACTACGCCAAAGAACTTAGGCTTCCCGCTGGATGTGTACTGAGTCAGCAAATCATCTAGGCTGTCAATGGTCTCAAACTGCAACGGACTGACGGGGTTTGTGTCCATCTTGAACGTCCGCGCCTCCAGAAAGTCGCCTGGCGTTGCGTTGTACTCGGCGTCGATGGTTGCCGTTGCGCGGGTAATCATCTGGGTGGTGCGCAGAGTGCGCTCCATCTGCGCTTCAGCAAGAGAGACAAAGTCAGTGATGGCAGACGTGAGATCGCTACGGTTGAGCCAATCGGCGACCGAGGCTTTGAGTTCAGCGTAGGTGCTAAGTGCCATGCTCTTCCTTCTCGATGTCGCGCATCATCCAGGTGTGGTCGTGCTTGAATTCAAACGTCCCGATGTGGCCGATCTCTTTGCTCACGTCGTGGTCTATGTAGATTTTATACCCTGCCGCCTGCGCCTTCCGGCAGAAGAAGATGTCCTCGCCGATGTAGCCGCGCTTGTCGGTGCGCCAGGGAGTCTCAAACCACGGCTCTGTCAGCTTCTCAAAGACGTTGCGCTTGATGAGCATCACGCCCATTCCGATGCTGCCAACTTCCTCGATGCCGGTGGACTCTGGCATCGTGTAGACCAATTCGCGCTCGCCATCTGGCCCGTATTTTTGGGCAGTCGGGCCTGTTGGAATTCTACGCCGAGCGCAGTTGGTTGCCACGATGTCCAGGTCATGTTTTAGCAGGCGCTCGACCATGTCCTGCGGGAACGTCATGTCTGAGTCGATGAACAGGATGTGGGTGCAGCCTTCGCGCATCGCATCTAGCGCTAGGTCAGCACGCTGGTTTTGGATTAGCGTACCCTGCATGATCTTGAGAGACACTGCGTCTGTCGTGTTGAGCGTGTGGTAGCAGACCATATTCACCAAGCAGTAGGTGAAATTGGCGTGGACCATGTCACGCGCTGGGGTGCAGACTGCAATGTAGTTGTTCATACTTGTCCAGGTCTCGTTCTAAAAAATCGGTTGTCGGGGTCATTGAGCCAGCGTTTCATGTACGCCTGATCGTCCAGCTTGCCCTCGGCCTTGAGTTTGTAGTAGACGCCCTCCGGAATGCTGGCGACGTGATGCCACTCGCCTTTCCAGTTTGCGCGCTCATCTACGTGGTTGAAATCCACCTTGTTTGCTTCAACGACTGCTGTGACATCCTGCTGAGTCTGAATCGTTGCTTGGCCGGTTTCATCGTTGTAATGCCAAAAACGGGTAATACCCGCTTCCTTGTTTTCGTCAAATACTTGATTGTTCATGCGTTAAAAAAGGGACCAGGTTTCCCTGATCCCTTCAAGTTGATTACGAAGTAACCAGGTCAGCAGCAAGGCCGTGTGCGTTCTCGGCCAGCACCTTGTGACCCCACTCGACCAACAACATACGCTTCTCAGCGTCGCCGGTCTTAGCGAGTTCAACTTGCTGGTAAGGACGCAGCACAGTCATCTTGGCGTACTCGGGGTCCAGCACCCATGCGTCACGCTCACGTTGGAACCTGTTCGCAATAACGGCCACGGTTCCGAAATCGCTAACGTAAAGATCCACGGCGCCAATTAAAGTTGCAGGCTTTTCACCGCCGTTGATGTTGAAACGGCTAGAAGCGATACCAGAGAAACCGCTGACGCGCTGCTTGTTAACAGGGCCGCACATCAGGATCTTTGGAGCGCCGCCAGAAGACCACACTTGCTGAATCACATTCTTGAGAATGGTCTCAGTGAAAGTGCGGACGTTACCGTCAGTACGGGCGCTGTTTGGCAGCGTGGTGTACGACGGGTTCGCTCCGTTGGTCTGCAAGTCAACGTTGGTCTTCACAAACGCGCCCAGGGATGCCGTACCGCGTGCGGTGCTGGTGTTGCCAGCAGCAGCCACAGCGCCGTTCAGCATGGTGAACTCTTGGTCGCGTTTCAGTTCGGCGCTGCGCTTGGCGATCTGGTATGCCAGTTCGCTGCGACGGCCAGCCTTGTTAACCACCTCTTCAGTCGCGGACAAGATGATGGTCTTGCGCGAAATCTGAGCGTAGTTTTGCAGGCGAACGGTTGCGGTAACAGCGTCAAAAGAGGCGACGTCGTCACCCTCGATCTGCTTGTTAGCTGCTGCGCTTGCCAGCGTGTCGGTTTGCCACTCGAACAGCGAATTGCTGATCGACTCGCGTCCGATGTTGCTCATGTAAGGAGTTTCTTCGGGAGCGATGTTGGTGATGATGTTGGACAGGTCTTCACGGATACCTTTGGCGTCAAAGGTGGTGAAGGTATTGGTAACGATACTCATGGTGTTCTCACTTCAATAAAAGTTCAATTGCGGAGACCGCGTCTTG